TTGCCCAGCCAACGCACATCACTGCGCACTGCGCGAAATGCTTTTGCGCCCTTCGGTGCGCGCACCGATGCCGTGCGGCCATCAATGCTCATCACACCAGGGTAGCTTTGGCTCAAGCCGCCTTCGCGCAGCTGATGTTCGGTGTTGATTGCATCGTAAACACTGGCCGGAATGACCAAGTGCTGGCCGTTGTGTTCGATGTACTCACCCAATGGCGCGGCCCAGGTGTGATTCCACGCCCACAGTGGGAACGCATGCAACACGAAGCCGCTGCGGTTTACATTGGTCACATCAGACCAGTGGCTTACCGCGTGCTCGTTGTCGGCCATTGTTTGGGGCTGCCAGCCAGCCGCCGAAGGCTCTGCCGTTGGGCTTAGGAACACGTTTGAGTTTGTGCTGACCTGCTCAAGCGTGGCGGCCGTGTTGCCGCTGGTGGCAATGCTGCGGGCCGTTTGCACCACACCGCCCACGCGCTGGCCAACCATTTCGGCAATGTCTCGCCACGCAATGGCGTGATCATCACCCAAGCCACGAAAGTAAGTAGGCGCCGTGGGGTAGATAAGCGGCACGGTTTCGGCGTAGCCGCGCAGGCGCGGGTGTTGGCTGTAGTCAATGCCCAGGCAGTTGCCCAGGGCGTGCATCGTCGTCATGAAGCCGTCAAGGCTTGCGCGGCCATAGCCTTGGCCTTCTGCCATGCCGCCTGTGTCAGTGATGGTGGGGTCCATCGTGTCCAGCAGCGTGCCCGCAGCTTTCAGGAACGTCTGCACGTTGGCCTTGATGCTTTGGTATTCGGTGGTGAGCGAATCAACCAATGGCGCGAGTACGGCCGATGTCATCGAGTATGCGGCGATGACGTTGTGAATGTGACCTGTGAACACGCCAAGCTGGAAGAACCACCGGCCATTGAGCGTGGCAATAGAGCCATCTGGGCTGATGAGCTTAATGTAGGCGTTGGCTGGATCAAGCGCATACGCAAGCCGCCGCCCCAAAGCCGTCAACACATCGGCCTTTTGCGGGGCGCTGAAGCTGTTCCAGAACTGGCGCACCAGCACTGAAATGGCTTCGATCCAAGGCCGGTAAACATCTTCATTCGAGAACGTGAGGCCACTGGTGCCAGTGGGGTCAATGTAGACAATGCCCGAGGTTGGATCAAACAGGCGGCGAAGGGCTTCGGTTTGGTACTCTGCCGCGCCGTTGTTTGCTGCGCTGAGGTAGGCCAGCACGTAGGCGCGGGACTTTTCTGCCTCGGCCGCACCAATGCCGAACGAGCCATAGGCCGTGAGCGCTGCGGGCGCCTTGAAGGCGTTGTAGCTGATGACCATTCGGTCATAGTTCGCCCGGCGTGTGCCGCCTGCTTTGTAGTGGTCAACATTGGCAGGCAGGCAGGTGCGTGCAGCATTGGCCACGGCCTGGGCGTAGGCGCCGTCACGGGTGGGCGTGTCAAAGTGCGTGGCCTGCTCGTGTACCGTGAAGCGGCGAGCCTGCACCAAGTAGCCAGCAGTGCCACCGGGCACGCCTGGGTCGTACAAGTCCCACTCGTACACGCCAGGGGCAAGATCGATGCTGATCACATGATGGTTGTAGCCAGCCGTGCTGTTGAACGTGTGGATGACGGTGCCGACACTGTTGCGCACCGTGCCCTGCCAAACCTTTGTGTCGCCCGTCGATTGATTGAATTCCTCCCGCGTGGGCCAGTGGAAATCGACATTCGAGCGGCGCACGGTTTCGCCCTGCGCGGGCCGGATGTGGGGCAGCACGCTGCGGCCACCGCCTGACGATTCGGCGCGCATGATCTGATCGGCCACATCGTTTGGCTGCGCGCCAAAGCCCAATGCGCCAGCAACCACAAAGGGGGCCACATCGTTGTCTTCAATGGTGCCGGTGCCCGCAACACCGCCAATGGTGACAATGGCCGTGCGTGAGCCCTGCGTGGCGCCATCATCAACGGTGGGCAAGGTGAGCGTGAACGCGCTGGTGCCAGAGGGCACGGTGAGCGTTGAAGCTGCCAGGGTAACGCCCGCGCTGAAGCTGGGCACGCCCACATCGCCCGGCGCGTGGGTGCCAGAAAGCATGTAGGCCAGGGTTGATTCCACCGTGGTGGCAGCGGCCAGAGACACCACGTAGACCAGCGCAGCGCCTTCGGTAGCCGTTGGCGATGTGATGGCCGAGACGCTGGCCGGTACGTTGACCGGGGGCGAAACGTAGGGCGGCCAAGTGCCGGGGCGGCAGAGGAGGAGGAAGGCGGACATGGGTTAAACGCCGGATATCAAAAGGTGCCCCAAAACCCGTCGCCCGCAGCCATCAGCTCGGGCATCGTCACGCTCTCCAGATTGCCCGCGCTTATTTGCGCCTCTATTGCCGAAGCCATAGAGGTAAGGTCTGAAACCCTGGTCGCTATTTGATTCATCGAGCCATCAGGCACGGAATCAACCACCGCACGGTGCAGCATTAAGCACATATCATCTCGACGCTGCGCAAAATTTGCAATCGCTGTGTTGATGGCTGCGATGTTTGCCGCTTCAGCAGCCGTCGAACCCTGCCATGCCTTGCCAAGTATGGGCAGCGTCAATCTGCGGTACTTTGACAGTTCGTTAAAACGGAAGCCACGCGCAGTGTTATCTTGCGCGCACCGCCCAACGCGGAAACCTTCGTCGTACATCTTCTGCAGCAATGTCGCTTGGCCAAGAGTTTGCTGCCATACACCCTGCGGCCAAACATAACAACTGCCAGCGCCTGGCGCCAGCAAACCACGACGGCCCAGCTCATCACGAGTTTGCAACACATCGGCCATTGCCGATGCAATCGGATCGGGAGATCCAGGGTATGCGGTAAATAGATTTCCAATACCAGAATTAGGCAGCGGCCCATGTGGAACAACAGCATTTCCAGCGGCCAAAAACTCACGAAGCTGGGCCTCGCTTGTGTAGCCCGGCAGGCCTATCGTCGAAGAAATAATGGAAATGGTTTGCTTGATGCCCCGCGCCGAAAACAATGGCGCCCCCAATTGCATCGTTGACGCGTACCCATCATCCCAAATTACGCAGATGCGCCCCTTTTTGCGGCGGGCAGGCATGCCAACCCCATGCAACCAGACCGTGGCCGATTGCCCAGCAACGGGCGTAATTCGAATCTTTGCCGCCCCCGGCACAATTGGGAACGTGGGCGGCGTTGAAACCCATGTACCCGACACGGTGGTAGTTTCGCGTGGCGCCCGGAACACTACCGGAGATTGTCCGACAGAAAGATTTTCGGACTGGTTTAATGCGGCGAGCGAAGGAAAGTAGGAGTCAACATTAAAACCAGAGTAACCCGCCGTGCCAATGTAAAACGCAACCCCCGCCACCGTTGCCTCTGGCGTGCTATTCGCAAACTCAAGCGCGGCCACCACGTCGCCGTAATACAAGGCCGCCTGAAGGTCGGGTAACGTCAGTTCGGCGGTGACCCCCACGCCGGTAACAATCTTGATGCCCGTTTTACCGCTCGGCGCGGCCTCAATGGTGACGGTTGGCGACCCCAACGAAACAACGTAGTTGGAGGCCGAAAACGGGGCTGATATTACCGGCCATGCGCCAGACATGGTTTGGGCAGTTTGCGGCGCACCGAACTGCCTCGAAAACGCCTCCGCGCCTCGGACACTCTCAACCCGCCAAACCCCATCGGCTTGGCAAAACACAATCACCGTGCGCGCATCAGCCTCGGAGCTGGAAAGCGTGGTGCCTGGGTCTTGGATCACCGTCGGGCCGCTGGCCAGTGCAATGGTGAAATCTGGCTGGCCTACACCCGGCACGAAGGCCAGCTTGCGCCCGCTTGATGCAAGATCGGCGGCCAGGGTTACCGTGCCGCCGCCGTTCACCACCCATGTGTCGTGGTAGTAGATGTTGCTCGCATCCAGCGTGGTGCCGCCGCTGGTGCTGCCGGTGTCGCTTGCCGTAGCCGTTTCTTGTCCACTGCTGGGCGTGGCCACGTTGTACGAAAGCGAAGAATTGAACGCCGCCGTAATCTGCACGCTTGCGACAACGGTGTAAACGCCGATAACGTCCTCATTGACGTAGGCGCCGCTGTCAATCTGCCCCCCTTGCGGGTTCAGGGCGATGAAATCCCATTCGCCAATGCCGGTGATGTTGATAACCTGCCCAACAGGCAGGGAAACGATGGTGGTTTTGGCTGCGGTAAGGGCAGGCATGGCTTATTCCCCGGAGAAGAATTCGGACGACAGGCCGGTGACTTTGTAGCCAGCGCCTACGGGTAGATCGGAAGGCATCACAGCCACGGGTGGCGTGTGCATCAATAGGCCGCTGTACGCTTCGGCAGCATCGGCCAGCAGGGCAGGCGGAAGCGCCTTGCCTTTGGCGCGTGAAATCTCAACGGCCAACTTCAGAACGATTGCGCGCACCTTACCGTTGGATAGCCCCGATTCATCATCGGGGTCGATGTCATCAATGGCTGTGGCAAAAACGTAATCGAGAACGAGGGCGTACTGCTCAACCCAGTTGGCAAGCATCATTTCCAGCCGCCGCAATGCAAACATCAGCTCACCGGGATCAATGTCGAATTGATACCCGGCCAGCGCCAGTTCCTCGAATGCGGCTTCTGCGATTGCTCGCTTCTTGATCGTCACGGCTTTACCTTTGGAGGCCTGCCTCGGCGCTTTGGCGCTTCGGCTTCTGGCTGTTCTTCGGCTTCTGGCTGTTCGGCCAACGCTGCAAGCGCTGCGTCAGGCGTCATGTGCCACCCATCGTCTAGGTGCGCTTCCAATTCCGCATGGCTAACCACCGCGCAATCGAAAGTGATACCCGCAGGGTAGTTGCCCAGGACATACGCGCCTGGCGACTTGTAGATGGCTTGCATGTAAAAAGGAGGGGGCCGAAGCCCCCCCCAACGTTACGGCTGTGAAGCCAGGGCCATGAAACAGAGTTCAGGTTGCAACACCGTGGTGCCGTAGAGCGAGGTAACCCGAACCTTGGTCTTGCCGGTGAATGCGTCGAAGACGTAAGCAAAGATCAGCGGAATGCCGTTCTTGCTGGTCGTGCGAACAATCTTCGGGCCTTGATCGGTCGGGAACGCCAGGTTGCCGGTCATCAGCTCCACAGCGCCTTCAGCAAAGCCCACCGACACCGATTTGGCAGCGGTGTTCTTGAAGGTGAGCGTTGCGCCGCTTGCGCCCTGCGCGGTCACGTTCCGATAGGGGCCAGAAGCCACCAGCGGGGGGGTGATCGTCAGGGTTGCAGTGCCGCCACCAGACAAAACGCGGAAGGTCTGCGGCTCGCCCGTGTCGTCCTTGGTGATCATGTGGACGCTGTTGATAGGCGTGCCAGCATTGGCCAGAGTGAACACATCGCCGTTCTTGATGTTGGCGATGTTGGTGCCAGCCACGGTGATGGTTTGCTGCCGGTTGTCGGTAGGCAGGTCGCCGGTCATGGCGGTGGGCGTAAACGAGGCAATTGCGCCCAGCGTGGTGCCGGTCACAGTGCCAATCGCGGGCAGCGTGGGGGAGATGTCAGTCTCGAACGTTCGCATCCCGGCAATGTCAGGGATGCCGCCGTTCTCGAAACTGGTCTTCGTCTGGCCTTGGTAGTACGAACGACTGCCCAACTCACCGGCCACCTTCTGGGTATCCAGCGGGTTCATGATGAGCTTGATGTCCACGCCCATCGGCACGCCCTTTTGCTTGAGCACGCGCTTTGCAGTCGCGGCCAAGTCCCAATTGAACACGCCGGTCTGCGTCACCACGTTTCCAGCCCGCAGCATGATGGCGCTGGCCATGTCGCTGTCGATCTTGGCAGCAAGGCGCTTGCCGGATGCTTTGCCCGCAGCGGCCATGTGATACGGGTCGCGCATTTCCTTGGCATCCAAGGTGTACACGATGTTCTCGGGGCTCTTGTAGACAGCCGGAACCATGCGCTGCACCAAGTCGGTCGGCGTAGCTGCCGAAACGTCCAGGCCAGACACGGTGTCCATGTGGTAATCCTGCGGACGGTAGACAACATCGCCTGCGCGCTGCATGGTCTGGTCACCAGGGGAGAAACGGGCCACTTGGCCGGAGACAACGCACGCGGCGTCGAAGCCTTCAACCATGTTGTCAAACATGATCTCCAGGTCTTTGGTAAGAGCGTTAGGCATTTCAGGATTCCTTTATCGGTTTGATGCGCGTTTGGCGGCGTGATAAGCGGCGTAATCGCCAGTCTCACGTGCCTTTGCTTGCAGTGTGTCCAGGGATTGCAGGCCGCTACTTGGTGCGGACGGCTTCACGCCTGGCTCGGGCGAGGTTTTCGGCTTCGTCTTGGGTTGCATGGTCACTTCCGTGGACAGTCGTCCAAGTTCGAAGGCAAATTCAGCGGGGTTCTTGATGGCCGCGAGGTTCGAACGCTTTGCATCAGACTTGCCCAACGCATACACAAGTTTGGCGGCTTCTTTCTTCGCAACGTGCAGAATGATTCCCTGCTGCGTTTCGTTGAAATCACCGCGAACAACTTCTTCCGCGTCTTCGTAATCCGGCACCTTCAAAGCCTGCTTTTGGGCCGTGTAGCCCTCAACAGTTTCCCGCCATGCTTTCTGGGCTTCCTCGGCTTGCTTCCGTGCTTCAGCTTGCGCGTTCTCGACCTTCGCCTTCTGGGCGTACCAGTCTGAAACCGCCTGCTTGTACTTCTGCTTGCCTTCGTCGTCCCAAATGTCGAAGTCGATTGGATCGGGCTCTGCACCCAGCGTTGGGGCTTCTGCGGCCTTTACTGGCGCCGCTTCAACTTCCCTCAGCTTCCGCTCGGCTTCGCGCAGCTTGATCCGCATTTCTGCGAACCTGGCGTTTGCCTTTTCAGGTAATAGCTCGTCGTCCTGAGGTGGCGATTCCTCCCCCTTGAAGCCGATGACAACTTCCTCCGCTTCCTCCTGCGCTGGCTCCGTGGCGGGCTGTTCTTGCTGAACAACTTCCTCGGTTACCGGCTCAGTGGCCTCGGCTGGCGTCTCGTCGAGAATCTCAGGTACTGCCGTTTCGCTCATCAATTGCCCTTTGTCTCACCGATAAAGGCCCGGTGGCGGCCTGTCATAACTATACGCTATCACCATTCCAATGCAATAGCTTCACCCTATTGCATGGGCTTGGGGGCGGTTGGCTCTTGCAGCATGCGGGCAAGCTCAAGCACTTGATTGCGCTGCTCCAGCGTGATGCCTGCCAGTGTTTCCGCCGTCTTGGCCTTCACAAGCTCGGTGTCAGCCGTCGCCTTCACTGCAAGCGCCTGCGCCTTCTGCGCTTCGGCCTGCAAGTACATCGCATTCGGGTCTGGCGGCGTGTTCTCGGCCTCTTGCGCCATCTCCTGCGCCTCGTCGTCGCTTGGCTTCACCACGCCCATCTTCACCAGCTTGCGCCGGAAGTAATCGCGGATGTCCGTCAGGCCCTCGCCGTCCATGTTCATCAGCGCTGCGGCAGACAAAACGCCCTGAGTCTCAGGGTCGCCTGCCACTTGCGCCATGCCGGTAAGCGCTTGCACCGTGGCCGAACGCTTGGAGGCGCTGGAAGGGCCAACGTCTACAGTAACGTCCATCTTCACGGCAGCCAGATCGTTCTCCGTGGCAAGCTCACCGTTCTTGTCGTGAACCGGGCGCTTCAGCTTGTAGCTTGAGGTTTTGCCGTCAGAAGATACGGCCTTCATCACGCGGCCTTCCTCGACGTACAACTCCTTAGCCATCGATAGCCACACCTCCCCGCTTCGCTGCACGGCCTGGGCAATGCCGTCAAGGTAGATATAGCTGCGGGTGTCGTGCTTGGCCTGCACCAGCTCCACCGCGTCAGCGCTCACGTTTGAGCGAATCTCCTCGGTGTTCGTGCTGTTGCCCAGCACATCCTGCATGTCCGTCTCGGTCAGTTGCAGCAAGGCCGCAGCGGCTGGGCTTACCTGCGCTGGCTGGGTGTAGCCAATCGGCCCTGTGCTGGCGTATTGCCCGGTTACCGGGTCAACCAGTGGGTTAACCAGAAGGTAGTTGTAGTTCTGAACGCCATCCTCGGCCCACATCGTCGCTGGCTTACCGGCCATCTGCGCGGGCGTGAATATGGGCTTCGCCCTGCCGCCCGTAGCCGCAGTCAGCGCCAGATCGCTGATCTGCATGTTCTTCAGGCGCTGCGAATCCTTGGCATCGCGCACAAGGCCCTTCCATCGCTCAATGCCGTCAATGATCGAGCGAATGGCATACGCCGGAATGATCGGGATATGCTTCCCAGGGATGCGATGCGGCCCTGATAGCACCTTGCCACCGCTCAGGATGTACTTGTCAACGTAGCTGCAACGCTTCGTCTTCTCTCGCAGCAAGCGCCAGCCGGTGTCTTGCATCTGCTCAAGCCTGACCGTGCCGTCTTCCTCTACCTCGGCCAGCTCTTCGGCTTCGAACTCGTGCTCCTCGCCCATCGGGTCGGCCCACACCTGCCAGAGCTGCTTTTCCTTTACCTTGCGGTAATACTCGCAGACGATGACAACATCCGGTGAATACCAGTCCTTCGCGTAGTTCGTCAGCTCCTCCGGCCAGCTTGCCGGGTCGTCCTTGTATGTTTCCTCGTAGCTCTTGCGCGGAATCGGGTTCAGCACCCAGCATTCCGTTGCATCGCTCTTGTTCACGCGCTTGGCCGCAACGTCGAAGTAAACGTTCTTGTCGGCATCGTGAATCGGCTCAAAGGCGATGCGCTGCTGCTCGTTCTCGTCGTCCTCTTCGTCTTCCTCGATGGCCTTCAGGCGCCACGCACCAAAGCCACCAGCGGCCATCTCATCAAAGGCATTGGTGTAGGCCTCTTGCCCGCCTGAATCCTGCTCATCGGCGCGGAAAAGGCCGTCCAGCATGTCAGCAGTCTGGTCATCTTCGCCGCCCTGCTTTGGAACAAAGTCCACCGTGATGCGGTTCTGCCGGTACTGCCCTTTCAGGGCGATCAGCGCCTGGCCAACCTTGTTCACCTCGAACTTTGGCTTGTTCTTTAGCTGCTCGGCAAGCTGGCCTTCGTACTGGGCGCCTGCCACACTGGCAAAACGCCTGTCCTGAAGGGACATTTCTCGCTCTTGTCGGCTTACGTCAGCCGTGGCCCTAAAGCCGGTCAACGCCTTGCGATGAATGTCTGCCAAACGCTGCTTTAAGCTAGGACGCCCCATAGTTAGGCCCTGAAGTGATAGCTTTATTCTATTGCACTTGGCTTACCAATAGTGTTTTGGCGGTTCGATGATGAGTTGTGGTTGTTCCTGCGCCCGTGTTACGCCTGGGAATAGTGCAGCAAGTGCCCAGATAAGCGCGTCAGCCCTGTTGGGCGATCCGGTTCCCGTGTAGCCGCTGGTGGAAAACCCCGATAGTTCATCCTCAAGCTCGGGGAATGAGCCAGCATGGCGAACCTTGCCCGCCTCGTACAGGGCCGAGAATGGCTCCGCCCGTTGAACCTTGCCCCTGGATGCTGTCACCGCAAGAAACGGCGTCTGCGGTCGGGATACTTGCACCGTGTGGCGAACCATTGCGCCGCCGTAGTTCGTTTCACCAACGATCAAATCAGCCTTGTGCCGGTCGAATGCTGAAGTAGCAACGCGGCCCCAGGTAGCTGGCCCAGCCTTTACCGTGCAGTCCTCAAGCACGTAAGCATTGCCGTCCTGCCCAACGCCTACAACAATGATTCCAATCGCGTCATTGTCCGAATTGCCGCTCTCATCCGCTCCAGAAGGATCGACTGCAACCACAATGCGCACTAATGGAGGCAATTTGCCGTCGATTACCCTCCATTTGTCAATTTCCTCACTTGGGAACAGCGCATTAGGGTTCGCATCGGCAAAAGATCCATCCAGAAAGCGCTTTCGCATCCGTTCTGGCAAGCTCTCAAGCGTCTTGATGTACTCCGGGCTCAGGTTCGCTACGTTGTCCCGCGGGTTGATCTGGAAGCAATCGTAGTCAAGCGGGTACGTCAGTGGAACCCGAGTAACCGGGTCGCGCTTTTCAACAAAGCGTCTGTACGTCCAATGTGTTTTTGCTGGTGGGTTGCAATCGTAATAAGCCCGCAGCTTTAGGGGCTCTACCTTTGCGCCTTCGATGCTTGTATGGCAAAGCTGGGCAAGCCGCGTCATGGCCGTATCAATAGAGCCTAGCGGTATCTGTGAGCATTCGTTGAAGTAGAGCGTTGCGAACTCCATCCCCAGAATCTTCTCGGTTCGGTCTTTGTCGTCCAGCCCAGCAAACCATATTTGCGATCCGTCGCCGATCTCCGCGTACATATCCTGCGCATGCAGTTTGCTTTTGACGCCAGGGAACGCGGCCCGCATCACCTTCGGGAACGTATCAAGAACCACCGAAGCCTTCAAGTGGTTCATACGGAAGCGGAAGATGCCGTGCCGACTGTTAGGCGCTTTCAACGCCCGCATGA